CATCTACCAGGTCAGCTCCAATATCTGTGCCACCATCAATATCTAAATTTGCTATTGCAAAAGCTCCAGCACTTGCGCCAACATAAGTCGCTATTCTTGATGCAGCTAGTTTTCTGTTAGTGCCACCTGCTCCATCGTCTACGATAAACAAGTCAGCGTCTGCTAGGTTTGCACCAATATCTGTGCCACCATCAATCTCTAATGCTGTTAGTGCAACTTTACCTGCTGTGGATATTGTATCTAATTTTGTATCTGCAATCGCGGCGCTTGATTTAATATCTGCATTTACAATGTTTGTAATAGTGTTGTTGTCAGAGTCTATTGATTTGTTTGTAACTGTGGCAGTTGAGGTTGCTGAAAGTAGTTTAGAACTACCACCACTACTTGGTAATGTTAAAGTGTTAGATGCAGCTTCTGAGTGTGGTGCACCAATAAGTGTTTGTGCGTGAGCATTACTTGACTCACAATAAAATTTTATTTGTGATACTTGGTTGCCATCATTTTTAAGATCAATGATACCACCTTCAATGAATAAATCATGGGGTAGTGTTACGTGACTGTTCGCATCTTCAAACACAGCTTTACTTGCAGGGAGTGTGCAGAATACATCTTTTGTTCCTGATGCAAAGTTTACAGCGCTGTCACTATTAGAACTAGAGATAACAGTTGTACGTGTTAGATCAGAGCTGTCTCCATCTAATGTGCCAAGACCAACCTCAAACTCAGCTGCCGTTCTGTGAACTATTGCATAGTAAACAGTATTACTGTTACCAATACCTGCTGCAAAAGTTTCAAAACCAGATACAGCACCACCAAGCGCAACAGCGCCGGTGCCGGTTGTGGTTGTCGTTTCTCTAACTCTATCGTTTAAGACTAGTGCCATTATATATCCTTACGCAAGTCTAATGATAGCATTACTAGCGTCAGCTGCTGGAAACTGCACTACGAAATCTCCGTTAGTTGCAGTCTTCGTGCCACCAAAATCTAGAACTACACAAATCTTGTCACTGTTAGTATCGTTGTAAATCATAGCGCCTACAGCAGATAAAGTCACAGATGAAAAAGTAAGATCTGCAAAATCAACTGTAGCAGTTGTTCCATCAGATGAAACGGCCTGACTAGATAAGGCGTTACCTCCAGATGTATAACTTGTGCCAGAAGAACTAACTTGGTTTGTAGTTGTAAAAGCTGTAGTGGATGCAGTTAAACCAGATATGTCTGTGTATAACGCTAACTTAAAACTATTACCACCACTTGCAAAATTATGTGTGCCAGACAAGAGCTCTGTCTTAAAAGATGTAGGTATAACATTTGCCATATATTTTCTCCTCTTATTACGGTGTTGGTGATTGTATTGGTAGACGAAGTACACCATCTCTGTATTCGTCCCTGCGTCTTCGACCTTGTTGTTCAGCCGCAAACGTTTGTATAGCCTCTTGATAAGAAGCCTCATACAGTTGTAACATATTTTCTGGGCCTTTCAAGAATTTAAAAGCCTCTACCAAACATGCATACAACAGTAAATCTGGTTGTTTTGTTGATATTTCAGTGGTTGTCGAATTACTGGTTGTTAGTGTTGTTGGCTGTTTTATGTAGGCCATTGTCAACACATACGAAGCATCTGGAGTTGGTGCCACAACCCAGTTGTCATTGTCCCAGTGTGCAAAATATTTTGGTTTACCTCTGTCGCTAGAATTGTCTGGATCAGGGTGATAAGTGGCTATGAACGAAGAGTCCACTTGTTTTAAGAATTCTTGATCAGAAGTGCTGTTATCTGTAATTTGTATATATCTAATTATTCTAGTCCCTGTCGGTACGGTTATGTATCTGTTACCAATCGTAGTTTCTGATGTTGCATAAAATTTAGTGTCATCGGAGTCAACTGTTCTAAATATTCTAGACTCTGCATTTAATATTATTCTTTCTAGAATGCTATCAGACAAGACAGTATCACCCACCTCGGTGTAATCTCTAATTGCAGTTCGTAATGTTGCTAAAGTAAAAGACATTAATTTTCTATCGTAGCAGGGCCAGCTGTGGCTCTGCCTCCTCCTCCCCTAATACTACCAGTTGTTGCAGTATCTGTCGATACACTGAAAGTGTAACTATCATCATCTACTTTCGTTATTGAATAACCAGATGAGTTTTCTAAATTAGCTTTTGTTATGCCATCAAAACTATCTACATCTCTAAATCTAACTGTATCACTAGACGACCTGCCATGATTTCTTTCTGTAACAGTTATCGTGCTAGAACCAGATGACCCTGTCGTAAATGCATTTACACCTAATAGTTGTGGCACTGCGGTTTCTGTTCTATCTGTTCTGACATTTTGTAATGACACTGCATCAGCTGGATGTGGTCCTGGCTGCACCTGTGGTGCTTTTGCCTCAAACTCTGATGTATGCACAAAAGCTCCGTTCCATTCAAACACCATCTCTGTGTATGGAAAAGCTAAACCACTCCTATCTGATATTGCTTTTGAATATTTACCTGTTGCAAATTTTGGCATCTACGCTCCTGGATAATAAGTTTGTGGTGTTAAATATGTGCTTGATGAAGACCCGTCTTCTGTCAATGCTCTTTGGAACTCATCTTCGTACAATAGTTTTAAATTTTGTATTCTCTCAGGTGAGTATTTTTGTGCAAGATAGTAAGCTAGTCCTGATACCATACAAGGCACAAACCTGTATGGTAGGTCAACTGTATTTGTATATACACCTGCATCTTGTATTCTTTTTACAAAATACATGTGCGCATCTTTTGTTGCAGCTGTAGAGTCGGGTGTTGGATAAAAAGTTACAACAACCTTGTCTATAAATCTTTGCACATAGTATTGATTGGGTGTGCCCTTGCTTAGTTTGTTAGATATAGCAGAATAAGTTGATCTGTTTATCTTTGTCATTGATGAGTCTGTTTGTGATGTTTGTGTTCTATCAGACCTAAACGTCATTTCTAAAACATCTTCTACACCATACACATCTGAGGGCGCTGTAGTTACAGCGCTTGTGCCATCAGTAGTTGCTCTAAAAAAGGTATACTCGGCCTGACCCTCAACAAGATCTATATTTGTTTCTGATAACTCCCAATAATGCAGACCTCTGTTAGCCCACTCTTGAAGCATAATATTAAGCGATCGTCTTGCTGATGTTAGATGATAACCAGTAACATCACGCATGCCCACGCGTTCATATGCCTCTTCGAATATTTCATCGATAGGAAAAGTATTTTCAAATACGTTAGTGCCAGAAGTCGCCATGTGCTACTCCTAATATATTTTCTTAAATTCTGCTATGCAAGTATATGTATTACCAGAATCTGCCGCCGCAGCTACAACAAAGTTTACATCACTTTGGTTACTGTTTGACGATTTATCAGCAGGTATGCCACCAAACTCTCTGAAGTCCCAGTATCCTGAGTCTATCAAAGTTATGATTGGAATGTCACCGTCTGAGTCTTCTTCATCTAAACGTGCAAAAGCATCGCCGCCATCACCGTTGGCACATGACCACCATATTCTTTGTAGTGATAAGTGTGCAACCGCGTTACCGTCATCATCAGATGTCAATGCTGATACGTCACCAAATACAGTTGTGCCACCTGTTCCGTCAGATTGTACAACTATCTTGATTGTAACTCTTTTGTCATTTTGTTGTAGGATTGTTGGTCCTGTTACTGTGTCCGCCATGTTCCCTCCTTAATCAAGAACGTGTGGGCCCGAAGGCCCACATTAATTAATTTTAACTGTCAGCGAAAGGTGTCGCTTCAGTTCCTGCACCGATTAGTACAGCTTCTACTAAGTATTCGTTATCAGCAATAGCAGTGATTGTCACTGTGCTACCTCTGTCTCCACCTGTAGTGCCACCATTCATACTAATAACATCGTTACTAGATGCAGGTGCAAATGTGCTGTTAGTGCCATCTGAAACATTAACAACAGTTGCGTGACCAACAAATTTGTCAGTTCCATCTGTTTTAATATCACAGTCTGTGCAATCTGTGCCAACTACAAATTTATAAACAGCACCAATGTGACTGTTTACACTTAAATCGTCAGCACCCGCAACAGCTGATGCACTGTTAGCAGCTATAGTTGGTAGAGTTACCGCGCCGTCAGCGTCGTTAATCTCTATAACTTTACCTGCATGATCAGCAAAAGTTAGAGTTGTTTCTGCCGTAATACCTACAACTGAGTCTGGACCTGCAGTCACAAACCCTCTCATAGATCTTACTGGACCTGAAAAGTTAGTTTTACCCATGGTAATAATCCTCCTAGTTTTCCGCTAATATAGTCTCTAGGCCGTCGACTGCGCGCGTCTATACTAGCTAAATAATCGCAGTATCCTGAATATACGCTTTTAATATAGTGATTGCAAATAAAAAGGGCGGCCGAAGCCGCCCTCTTAATCTGTTTGATCAAACGCTTATGCGCCTGGAGAACCAAACATACCACGCCAGTCAGAGAAGCCGAAGCTGTATCTTTCCCTAGCTTTGTATCTTACGTTTCCAGTATCAAAGTCGCCTTCCATAGCAGTTTTTAAGTTTGCTCTGTTGAACATTTTCATTCCGTTAGGAACGTCAGTTTTAATGAAGAACGCGTCTGTATCTGTTAGGTAATTGTTTACCACGTATCCTTGTGGCAACATACCTTTAGAAGATAGTGCGTTCAAATCATTGTCAGCAGTGCCAACTCTTGCTGGTGATCTTAAGATTCTTTCAGCTGTAAATTGTAGCTCAGATGGAATGATTAGTTTCAATCCTCGAGCCGCGATTTTGAAGCCTCTTTCATCTTTAAATGCAGCAATGTCAATCATCGCTTGCTCTAGTGAAGTTTCACTTAAGTCAGCAGATGTTGATAATTCATTCGCAAGAGTTCCTGCAGATTGCGTTGGGTGATCTGTTGCAAATAATTCTTTGCCATCACCACCTGGGAATGAACTGTTGAAGCCATTGTTTAGAACATTGGCTGCTTTGATTTGCTTAGTTTGAGCCATAGATCTTGCTAGTGCTTTTGTGTAACGAGTTGCGATTCTGTCATACAAGTTGTCCTCGATTGCTTCCTCAGTGATTGCGAAAGCAAGAGCAACTGTTTCGTGTGTATAACGAGAAGTGAACGCTTCGTTAGCAGTGTCAAAAGTCACAGCTGAACCTTCAGCTTTTACCGCAGCGTTTGCGAAACCAGATAACATTACTTCTTCTTCGAAAGCTCTGTCAGAGTTCTCGATGTCGAAGATTTCTGTGTGCTGGTTTTCGTAGTTTTTGTACTCAAGTCCAAATAATGCATTCAGACCTGGCTCTAGCTCTTTTGCGAGCTGTTGTCTACTTATAGCCATAATTTAAATCCTCCTGCTATTATAGTTGTGTTTTATGAGCATGTTCATTGAACTGTACTACGTAGTTCGCATGAATTGCTAGTTCGTTATTTTGCGGGTCACCAGTAAAAGCAATCGCTTTTAGTTGACCGTCTGTTGCAGCTAGATCAGACACATCCAACTCTAAACCAGATATACCAGTTGTAGTTGAACCTGAATGAGTAGCAACAGTGTCAGCAACTTTACCGATGTCTGCCGCAGCAGCAGCTGTAGCTGAATCACCTTGTATCAAGAATCTTTGATACGGGTTATCAAATACAAATGCTTTGATTTTTCCCTGCGTAATATTCGTTTGAGAATAAAAGTTAGAGAACTTAGGTTTTCCTGTTGAAGGGTCACTTTCAATTAAGCATCCATTGAACACTCCGATACCATCTTCGTTCGATACAGCAGCTTGGATGTCAATAAATCCAGCATTACTTGTATCGATCTCAACGATATCACCTTGGAAAATTGAGTTAGACTGGTTGTCTTTAATCTCATATTCCGTAGTTTGAAAGTCAGATCCACCAACAACATTACCAATAGGTCTTAGACCAAAAGGGCTGTCTACATTAGCCATATGTTTTCCTCCTTAAAGGTTTTATTGTTAGCGGTGGTAGGAATTACTAAATAATTAGTTTTTCGAGCCACCAAAAGTTACACGAGTCTGTCGATCTTCATTAATCGGCATACTTGGGTGCTGTTCCTTCAGTAAGTCGGTTGAGATAGCTTCGTTTCCGTCAGCTGTCTTTTGAGAGAAGTACTCTTCACGAGACTTCGCGACCTCTTCTGGTATCCTAGCCAGCAATAGGCCACCAACCCCTATGACTCCTGCGTAACGACCTTCGTTAAGACTTGGATAATCATGGTCTGGATATTCATCAGCTCTTACAAGCTCCCATCCAGATCTAATTTTGCCTGACATGTTTTTTGAGTCGTCTTGACCCATACTTTCAGCGCGTATCCATCTGTGTCTATAACCGTCTGGCGCAGGCGGTGCATCAAGTGATGATGGAGGAGTCCATACTTTAGGTTTTTCTTGTTTAACCCGAGTTTGACTCGCGCGGGAAGTTTTTATCTTTTTATCTTGTTCCATATGCTTATACCTCCTTCGCGGCTAATTGTTTCGCATACTCTTCGAGTGGCACACCTAATCGTTTAGAAATTGCTACCTGTGATGGTGTGAGCTTCACAGTTTTTCTGCGTCCCTTTGTGGCCGGACGTTTTGCACTTGCAACAGTCTGAACTGGTTCAGCTGTAGATGACTCATTATTACCAAATTTATGTGGGAATTCAAGTCTTATTCGTTTGTCAACCTCAGAATAATATTCATCTGGGCTTGCACCTGGGTCATACCCTTCTTCAACTAGCTTTTTATGGATGTCAAATGCAGTGTAAGTCATTGCATTATCAGTGCCAAACCACGGGTTTTTCTGTGCCCAAGCGTCTGCTCTAGGATCAGGTGGTGGTGTAGCTGGTTGTGCCGGCTGTGTAGGCTGTGCTGGTGCTGCAGGTGTTTCTACAGCTTTTGCCTTGTTTTCGTAAGCTTGTTTCAACCTATTCAATCTTGCGTGATCATTTGCAAGTTCAGCCAACTCTAAATTAGCTTGCGTTTGTGCTTCAACATCTCCAGCATTTATAGCATTTTGCAATTTCGCTTTTGCTGCCTCTAGATTTGTTGTGTAACTAGTATCTAAGTTGTCAAATCGATTTCTTAGTTGTTGAGCTTCAGTGTTAACTTTTTTAGCATACTCAATAGCCTCTTCTTTTTGACGTTCTGCTTCACGCATACGTCTTGTAAGTTTAGCTATTCTTTTGTTTACACTTTCGCTATAGTCATTCAGCTCTTCTTTTTTAGTCTCAACAGGCTCTTCAACTTTTTGTTCTTCTTCAACTTGTTGAACTTCTAGTTCTTCTTTTGGTTCCTCCTTGGGCTCTGGTTGAGCCTCCAGATCTACCTCTGTCTCTTCGTAATCGGCTTCGCCGACATCTATTATCTTTTCTTCTTCTTGCATAGATTATCCTCCTCTATGTTAAAATGCGTGAAGAATATCATTAGGATCATCTATTGTTCCTAAGACTTCGTCATCGTTTAGTAATCGTATCTCACCACCATCAATCTCCATACGTGATCCTGCATATCTTGCAAAGATCACCCACTGCTTCTCTTTACACCATGGACCTGTTGGATATTTATCTTCGTCTTTGTAACAAAGATCACCCATCTTCAATACGTATCCAACTTGTGTTGCAACACGTGCTCGGTCTAGTGTTTCTTGTGCAATAATAATACCGCCCTCAGTTTTTTCTTTGACTGCAAAAGGCATAACTAACAAACGCCATCCTGTGGGGTTTGGTAATTTTTCTAAGTTTGTTGATTCTGTTTCTTCTTTGATTTCTTTATCTTCAGCTTCGTATTTAGCTTCTAATGCGTGTGATGTTGTCATCGTCTTTTGGCTCCTTTGGTTCTAGCAGGTTAGAGAGTTCCTGATTTATTAAGTCGATCGCGTGGATCTTACCTATTATATATTTATATTCGTCCATGTTGTCAATCCCGCCGTTTGCGAGAGTTTGCACGAGGGCGTCTAGTTGGCTTTGCATTGTCTTTTTTAGTTTGTAGATCACGTGAATTGGATCTGTAGCTTCTGACATATGTTTTCTCCTTGTCTCCTAATTGCTCCCAGAACTCATCAAGTGGGTTCTTGGGTTTATCTCCCCCCATTTTTCCCCCTAATGTAAAATTAAGTCAATCCTACTTTTTCTTGAAAATATCTGCGCCTTTGAGTCCGTATATCGAGGCGACTACGCCAATAAATAAGCTCTGGTACCAGAAAGGCATATTGCTGAACTTATCAAAGAATATATCCAGCTTTTGCTGTATGTTTGGATCATCACTAAACACACTCCATATTAACAATAACACGGGCGCGCTCACGAGAATAAGAACGAATTCATCCTTCCATCCTTTGTCATTTGACTCTCTTACAGCTGCTTGATACTCGACCTCTCCGTTTGCCATTTTTTGTGCATGCAACATAGCTGCATCTGACTCGAGCATTTTGCGCTTCTGTCTATTTGTCATTATGTGTGTGCCAGCACCGATTGCTAGTTTTACAACGTCTAATATCATAAGTTTTCCGCCTTCCATTTTTGCACATCAAACGATGGGCATTCTTTTTCACTTATCTCATTGTGTCCGATAATCTTTGCATCCGGATACATTTCAGATAATTTTTTAATCTCTATAATCAATGCTACCCACTGGTGTGGAGTAAAATTATTTTCAGCAGAATTATCTTCAGCCATTCCACCCACCATGCACACACCAACACTCTTAGAATTGTATCCTGCTGCGTGTGCGCCAGAATCACGAACATCGCGACCATCTTCTACATCTCCATTTCTTTTTATGACTTTGTGATATCCAATATCACGCCATCCTCTTTCATTAACATGCCAGTTCCTAATTGTTTCAGCGTCAACGTCCATGCTCGGCTTGGTAGCCGAGCAATGGATAACAATATAGTCTGTGCTTGCTCTTGGTTCCATTACGCTATTATTGCGATAATTATAATTACAACGACTGCTGCAATAGCTATTTTTTTCTTTTTATCGAGTGCCATTGCCCAGTCTTTGATTGCTTTTAACTTATCCATATAACCTCCTGGTTAATAATTATTGAAATAAGACCTACCAGGAACAGCGCTAAAACTAGCTCTGTCTCTGTCTTCATCCATTGCTCTTTTAAACTCTTCGTCATAAACAGCTTTTAATAAAGAAACTCTGTCAGGCGCTTTTTTCATCGCCAGATAATAAGCCATTCCTGCTGTCAGACAAGGTAAAAATCTAAATGGTACGTTCGCATTGTCTGACGGAACATCAATATCATCTAATCTCTTTAAAAAATAATATCTTACGCTGTACGTTGATAAGTCAGGCGTTGGATATAAAAACAAAGTAGGAGTCGTTGTTCGTTCAAAATAAAACTGTGACGGTTTTCCCTCAGATGATTTATTAGGAAGCATGTGATAATCTGCTCTACTGATCCTTGTTAACGTGGTATCCAGATTATTAGCGTCTCTTAAATTAACTTCTAGTATATCAATAATATTTGTATCTAAATCATAATCATTGTCACTAGCTGTTGTTGATTGTGTCCCAAGAGATACTGTCCACAAGTTTAATCCTCTGTTTGCCCATTCGGACATAAGAATGTTCATGGTGCGAACAGCCGTGCGTAAATCTTTACCGCTAATCTCCTGTAAACCACATCTTTCGTAAGCTTCCTGAATAACCTCTGCGGCTTCCAGATTAAAATCTGTAGATCCCGATACAGCCATATTTTACTCCTTAGTAGTTTTTAAGAAATTCTGCTATGCAAGTATACGAATTACCAGAGTCAGCTGCTGCTGCCACAACGAAGTTTACGTCGTTTTCGTTAGAGTTAGAACTAGTGTTTGCTGGTATGCCACCAAACTCTCTAAAGTCCCAATAGCCAGAATCAATTAAAGTTATGATCGGAATATCTCCATCTGAATCTTCATAATCTAAACGAGCAAAAGCGTCGCCGCCATCGCCGTTTGCACACGACCACCATATTCTTTGTAGAGATAAAGTGCTAACAGAATTACCGTGTTCGTCAGCTGCAAGAGCTGATACATCACCAAATACAGTTGTGCCACCTGTTCCATCAGATTGTACAACTATTTTAATTGTAACTCGTTTGTCGTTTTGTTGTAGGATTGTTGGTCCCGTTACTGTGTCTGCCATGTTCCCTCCTTAATCAAGAACGTGTGGGCCCGAAGGCCCACATTAGTTAAATTTACCGCTCAATAATCGCAGTTATATAATCAACCACTAATGATTTAGCAGCGGCTGCACCAGCTTGAATAGCAATAGTTATAGTCAGCTCTTCGTCATCTGGTAAATTTGTATTAACAACTTTTACAGGTTCTGCGTTATTAATTGAATAATAAACAGCGTCTCTGTCTGGATCTATAAAGAAAGTTGCAGTAATGAAAGTGTCATCAGCCACCGTAGCAACAGCTGCAGTCGCAGTTTCTGTTCCATCTTTTTCAACTCTAAAATCTAAGTTAGTGTCACCATCATCTTTGCTAAAAAAGACACCATCTGAAACAGCATCGATTGCAGTTGTGTCTGTAATTGTTAATCCAATAAGCATATCAGATTGTGTAGCGTCACTTAATTTAAATCTAGTTGAGAAATAAGCTCTCTTACTAGTGCTTAATTTAAATGCTTCTCCTTTTAACTGTAGTTCTTCAGAGTCGTTATCTGCATCGTTAGTTGTAATTATTAATGCTCCACCAGCTGAACTTGTAGCTTGAATAACCTCTCCTGAATCACTGCCACCGTCTGTTGACGTAATAGTCCAGTCAGTTGCTGTATATGTAAAGAAGTCATTAGAGTACCCATAGAACGTTTGATCTGATGCGTACTGTTGAAACATTGGCTGGTCTTTCTTCGCTTTTGTTTCTACTGTGTTTCCAGCGAACAAAACCATATTTTGGAAATGTGGGTTTGCCATATTTAATCCTCCTAGTTAATTAATGTAGTCTTCTAGGCAATCGAAACTGCGATATTCGCCCTACATTAAATATTAATTTAGTCGCAGTTTTTACAATATACGCTTTTAGTCAGGGGATTGCAAATAAAAAGGGCGACCGAAGCCGCCCTTTAAAGTGTTCTTTGCTTAAGAATTAAGCACCAGGTGAACCGAAAATACCACGCCAGTCAGAGAAGCCGAAGCTATATCTTTCCCTAGCCTTGTATTTAACGTTACCAGTTTCAAAGTCACCTTCCATGGACGTAGCCACAGGAGCTCTTTGAAAATGTTTCATGCCGTTAGGTACATCCGTCTTAATGAAGAATGCATCTGTATCAGTTAAGTAGTTGTTAACTGTGTAACCTTCAGGCATCATTCCCATGCTTCTTACTGCATTGATGTCGTTATCCGACGTAGCTACTCTGTTTCCAGATGCTAGTAGTCTTTCAGCTGTAAATTGTAGAGCTGAAGGGATAATCAACTTTCTTGGTTTTGCAGCAACTTTCAGACCTCTGTCATCTTGGAAAGCGTGAATGTCGATAATCGCTTGTTCCAAAGATGTCTCGTTAAGGTCTGCAGCAGTAGATAGCTCGTTCTTTTGGTTTCCAGAAGTAGTAGGGTGGTCAGTAGCAAAAAGCTCCTTACCATCACCACCTGTGAAGCTTGAATCAAAGCCGTTGTTCAAGACGTTCGCAGCTTTTACTTGTTTAGTGTGTGCCATAGAACGTGCTAGAGCTTTCGTATAACGAGTACTGATCTTGTCGTAAAGGTTGTCCTCTACAGCTTCTTCAGTAATCTGGAAAGCCAAAGCTACAGTTTCATGAGAGTAACGTGCTGTAAAAGATTCACGTGAGTTGTCAAAGTTAACGCCTGTTCCTTCAGGTTTAACTGATGCAGCTCCGAAACCAGATAACATTACTTCTTCTTCAAAAGCTCTGTCAGAGGTCTCTGTGTCGTAAATCTCAGCATGTTGGTTCTCGTATTGTGCGTACTCTAGTCCGAATAGTGCATTCAAACCAGGTTCCAACTCTTTAGCAAGTTGTGATCTATTAATAGCCATAGTTTAAATCCTCCTATTAACCTAAAGTTGTTGCTGAGTTAAGTTGATGCTCAGTACCATTAACGATTACATATGCATTTGCGTTTGCAGCAGATGTGTCGCTATTTTCTGGATCTTTGGAAATTCCTAATTGTTGGAAGTTTCCAGAAGTTGTCACAGTTGAGGTATCAAGTTCAGCTTTTGATAGTCCGCTTGTGTCGTCTCCAGTCAAGCCTACATAATCAAATCCGCCGAAATTCATAGCTGCTGTGCCAGTTCCGTTGTGTTGAGCTTCAAAGACGATCATTGGATCGTCATATACATATGCAACAATATCAGAAGCGTTTGTGCTTGCTGGATAATGTGCACTGTATGTTGGCTTAGAAGTAGTTGGATCTGTATAGAAACAACCACCAAAGGTGCCAAGGATTAGTCCAACTGTACCTGTTGAAGTATCAATTGCGTGCTGAATGCCACCTGCTGTTACACCGACCACTGGTTGGTTAGTGTAAATAGAAGTGCCAAAGTTAGCCGCAATCGCGTATTCGTTGGTACGAACTTCTCCACCTGTTAAGTGCCTTGTGGGTCTGAACCCAAAGGCTGCGTCTTGGTTTGCCATAATTATAGTCCTCCTTAGACTAATAAATTACAAATTATTAATCCAAAAATTTTGGCGAATGTTGTTAGGTGTGAAATCTAATCTGACTTCTTTGCACCGCCAAAAGTTACTCTCGACTGCCTATTTGGATTATCGATAGGCATACTAGGGTGCTGCTCCCTTAGAAGATCATTATCAACAGCCTCCTGTTGATCTCTTGTTTGTTGAGAGAAATAAGCATTTCGTTCTTCAACAATTTCTTCAGGTATCTTGGCTAGCAGTAATCCACCTACAGAAACGACGCCTTTCATTGCTCCGTCTTCAACAGTAGGGGCTTCGAAGTCTCCAAGTTCTTCCAGTCTTACTGGTTCGTATCCCTCTCTCATTCGAGCAGATACATTCTTCTTGTCGTCTTGGCCCATAACTTCAGCACGAATCCAACGATATTTAAATCCGGCTGGTGGAGACGGCGCGTCTAACCGAGATGGTGGTCGCCATGGCTGCCTTCTGGCAGTTTTATCTCTAGTTTGAGATGAGCGTGAGGTTCTTGTTTTCTTTTCCATATTGCTACTCCTTCACGTATTTAGCATATTCTTCTAAAGGCACACCTAGTTTTTTAGCGATTGCAACCTGTGATGGTGTGAGTCTCACAGTTCGTTTTCCTTTGGTCTTTGAAGTAGACTTTACAGCAGGTGCAACCGTTTGGTCAACCACTTTTTTGCTTTTTTCTCCTTCAAACTTTGTTGGAAACTGTTCTTGTATTTGACGATCTATCTCTTCGTAGTATTCGTCAGATCGTGGATCATATCCTTGTTGTTCAACAAGCTTACGATGAATGGCAAAAGCTGTGTATGTCATTGCCTCATCTTTGCCAAACCACTCGTTCTTTTCTGCCCACTGTTGTGCTTTTGGGTCAGGTGGTGGCGGTGCTTGTTGTTCTACAACAGGTGGAGCCGTCTCTTCTTTCAGCTCTTTAAACTTTGCTGCTTGTGCTTCTAATTGTTCTTTTTGAATCTTTGCTCTCTCAGCGTCAAGTGACGCTCTTGCAAGAATACTTTGTGCATCTGCTTGTGCGTTGACATCGCCTTCTTCAATGGCTTTTTTTAATCTTAGTTTAGCCTCTTCAACTTGTGAAGTCGATGCTGTTTCCATCGTTGTTGCATAGTTTTGATTTAACGATTGCAGTTGTGTTTCAAGATCTGATTGTTTATCTTTTAAACCAGCTGCATATTTTACAGCAGCTTCTTCTCTACGTTCTGCCTCACGAAGTTTACCAACGAGTTTAGCGATTCTTTTATTGACTTTTTCACTGTACTCATCGTGCTCACCTTTGTCCGTTGACGGTTTTTCTTCTTCTGTTTTCTCTGGTTCAGGTGCAGCTTGTTGTTCTTCAACAACTTCTTGTTCTTCTTCAACAGGTGTTACTTTGGATTCTTTTAATTCAACATCAACGGACTCACCGCTGGTGTCAATAGGTACGAGTTTGTCGTCCTGTATTTGTTCTTTTTGTGCCTCGGGCATGGTTCTTGATCTCCATGGTTATTTATTTGCAAGACCAACTACATATGTAAAATATCAGTTGGGTCTTGTATTATAGCAAGTATTTCATCATCATTCAAGAGTCTTAATTCACCACCATCAATTTTTAATCTTGACCCAGCGTAACGTGCAAAGATAACCCAGTCACCTTTTTTGCACCATGGACCCTCTGGAAACTTATTGACATCACCATACGCATCAGGGCCAGTGGATAACACATAGCCGCAAACGGTTGCTAATTGTTCTCTTTCACGAGTTTGATCAGCTAAAATAATACCACCTTTACTCTTTTCTGCGCCCATATATGGCAAAATAAGTATACGCCAACCGGTTGGTTTTGGCAGTTTTTCGGCCACAGAAGTGTCAATATTGTCAGGATCTATGTATTTTGACTCTCTTTCACCGTATATATCCTCGACTTCTTTCTGTTTTTGCTCTATTTCAGCCGCAGTTTTGCCTTTTTCTGCAATTTTTGCTTTTTCTTTGCGTCTGGCCTTCGCCATATGCTCTGGAAGTATTAAATCACTCATTTTTTTCTCCTTTGTCGAGTATTTCTTTAATTTCGTCTTCAATTTCTTCAAGAGAACGGTGTTTTCCAATCATAAAATTGTAATCTTGCTTCTCAGTGGTGCTCCCTTGCATGACAAATGTGGTAATTTGTTCTTTTTTGTCACGAATAAGACGTAAAATCTTATCGCCTAACCAAAGTCCGTCCATTTTTCAGTCTAACCTTTCTTTTTTTCTTACGTTTGTAGCTTCTTTTGCCGCCTTTACCTATGCCAACGGTCTTTCCACCTTTGACTCCTACTAAAGAATACACCATAAGCTTACAACTCTGATCTAATCTCTTTATATTTTTTTAATATACTACTTATTCCACCATCTACAACATCAATTTTAGTTGTCGGATGCATAATATTTAATGGCTCATCCATAAATCCTATAAAACCGCCCATGTCTTTTTGAACACGTCCCCCTTGTCTGGCACTAAAGTAAGGATTTGACGCTGTTTGAGATAGTGGATCAAATGTATAATTTGGTAGTAAGGATTCTACTCCAAAAATACTGTCTGCAGTGGTTGCACCTGGAGCTAAATTAATATCTTCTTGCGCAATGAACGGTTGAAAGAACGGAACGTTTAACATTCTTGCGTATTGATCAGTTAAAGATCCTGTTTTAGATACGTCGTAGTCAAGTGGAGTGTAACCACGATATTTTGGCAATGGATCAGCAGGTCGATTCAAAGATCCTGGACCCGTTGTAACAACTGTACCCAATGCCTGAGCTTGTGCTTGTCTTTGTTGTGCTGCTGCCTCTGCATCTTTTCTTCTTTGTTCTTCTATTGCTGCAAGTCTCTCTTGTTCTGCTTTTTGTCTAGCTTCTTCCGCTGCTTTGGCTGCTGCCTCTTGTGCTGCTGCTTGTTGTGCTGCTGCTTGTTGTGCTGCTGCTTCTGCTGCTTGTCTAGCCGCTGCCTCTTGTGCTATTCTTTGTTGCTCTTGCTGTGCTCGTCTTGCCGCTGCTTCTTCTGCTGCTTTTCTCGCTGCCTCTTCTCTAGCTTTTCGTTCTGCATCTATAGCTGCTTGGCGCCTTTGCTGTTCCATTCTTTGACGATACTCAGGTATTCTTTCTCCATCAAATATCCCAGGATACCTTTGTTGTCGAAGTCTTCGTGCTCTATCTCGTCTGTCTGGACCCTCACCTTTGCCTTTAGGTCCACCGCCTCCGCCACCTCCGCCGAAACTTTCACTACCAAAATTGCCGCCCGCACCAGCGTCCATGCCTCCGCCAAATTGAAATTTTTTTCTTTCTACCATTATCGTCCTCCTTGCATCATTATACTAAAAGGATTGATGTTTGTCATTGGATTAAAATTCATAGGCAGTGACGCAAGGCCACCGTTTCTCATTGGCTGAAAACCTCTTGTTGGTAACTGTTGACCATAAAAATCTCTAAACGCAAGATCATATCCTGGTATGACTGACTCTTGTACTTTCATGGGTAGCTCTTCCATAAACGATGTCTCTTCGCTTGGGTATAAAATTTCCATAACACTTCTTTCATCAGCTCGTCCTCCTCTGTCTAGTTCGCCGAATACAGATTGATCTAAATTTAAACCTCGCAAATCAATACCAGCGATGTCAGCTAAAAAACCACTCAAACCAAAAGCTGGTAAAGATGTAAATTGACCTATTCTTTTTCCTTTATGTGTAACAACATTTTTTTGTGCAAAAGGACCTTGTGTAAAATTTTTTAAACTGACTTGATTTGGATTTATATTTTGAGCTGTTAACTCACCGTGAAGTCGAAGCGCGTCGTCATATTTAACAGGATTATTAACATCTGCTTCTTGCTGCATTCTTTGAGCAAATCGATCCGCTGCCAATCGTGTTTTCTCCACCTCAGCATCAGTGTTAGTAATATC